GTGGCTCTGTTGGCCTTCACCTTTGAGGGGAAAAAGGTCACCCTCATGCTCAACAGGTCTCTCAGGATGGTGTGGATGCCCCTTAACATGCCTAAATCAGCCCACCAGGGAACCCTCCTGGACGGCGAGTTGGTGGACAAAACCATCATGATGTACGACGCGGTTTACATATCTGGAGAGGATCTCAAATCTAAAAACTTTTTGGATAGGTTGGAAAAGTTGGAACTTTTCGTAAAGGGCATCATGAGGTTGGCCAAGGATCCAGTCACCGTGAAAAGTAAAAAATTTGTAACTCTCGATGAGTTGGAGGGATTCCAAACCAAAATTGTCCCCTCCATGCCCTATAAGACGGACGGACTCGTGTTCACCCCCGTGAATGACCCCATCAGACTGGGGACGCACGAGACCATGTTCAAGTGGAAACCCAGAGACGAAAACACCATCGACTTTCAGGTCAAGTGGAAACCCAACGGCGCCGTTGGTCTCTACATTCAGGATAGAGGTGCTCTGTACTTTGAATCGGAAATTACTCCAGATAAATTCGATGACTCCTTTGTGGGATGGTTAGAGGAGGACGCCATAGTGGAGTGTAGGTACATGACAGACGAACAGCCCATGTGGTGGAGGCCGGTGGGGAGACGCACAGACAAAACCTATCCCAATAACCGCAGAACCTATTATAGGACTTTGGTGAACATTAAGGAGGACATCAAGTGGCAAGAGTTTACTAAACTCTCTTGTAAATGAGAAGATAGTAATAATCCTCTAGTGGCAGTGTGGTTTTCACACAAAATCCATCATTCTTTATGTACCATTGACCCTTGTGTTTGGTGTAGGCCACGTAGTGACCCCCGTGAGCCGACCCGTGGTGCTTACAACAAGCGAACAACTGATAATCAGTATCCGTGGAGGGAGATCCCTCGGCCACGTAGGGTTTCATGTTAAGCGCTTCGGACACCTTGACCCTAACCTTCTCACCATACATTCTGGTGCTAAAAACCAAAACCTTTGGAAGCTCCCAAAAAAGGGTTCTGGTAGTGGCCACGTGGTGTTTCACGCCTCTGTCGTCTTCGAACCCCTCCAAAACCGACCAATCCTGATGACGTTTGAGTGAGGTCTCTATCGTGTCCCCGTTCTTGGAAGACAGGATGGTGACTGGGGTGACTTCGGTCCGAATGGATCTTCCAGACTTACACACAGTCTCCTGTATCGTCTTGCTGTGAAATATGATCTTGATAATATTAGATAGAGATTTGTCAAGTATATCTAGTAAGCAAAGGAAAGCCTCTTGACTGTCGTGTTGTTCGTCCGACTTGAACTGCGGCCACCGTTCGCGGAAAAGTCCCAACAACATCTGTGGGTTAACCGACCCGTCTCCATTCTTCAACCAAACCTTTCGTACCAAAGCTTGGTACTCCTTCACAAAGGGATCCTCCCCCATATAATTTTTTAATATCATATAGTTTGATAACTGGGGGACCTGTAGGAGACATTGAAGTGAACAGTTGAAGTAACAGGTGTTACCTAAATTATCCAAACCCTTCATATTTAAGGATTACAATCAATATATTTTTAAATATGAAGGATTTCTTCGCAAAGTGTAAACCTTTGGTGGAGGCTAACAAGTCCAAGAAACACGTGGAACTCGAGATGAGGTTGGGTAAGATGAACGGCAAGATTTTTGATACCAATGTTGGTGAGGAAATCTTTTCCAAAGTCCTAAGGGCTCTGAAAAAGTATCAACACTGGGAGTCCGTCAAAGAGTCGGAATCCACCGTATACTACAAGGACAACACCAGGATGACCATTGACGAGGAGACCGAGGACGTCACCTGCCTCACTAAGGAGAGGGTGGGGGTCGTGGATCACAGTTTGGTTGGCAGACCCTTGGACGTCCGCTTCGCAGTCTCCTTGGAAAAACCAGCCACCCAGAACGAAGACGAGGTGATGGATCACGTGAGACACAAAAAAAGGATCTCCTTTCTGAGGAAGAACCTGAGCATTGACATGACCGTGGTCACCGGGGACCCAGACGATCTAGATGATGAGTCGGAAGCCTCCTACGAGATTGAATTGGAGATTGTGGAACCCAAGAAGGTGAAGGACGATGACAACCTCTACAATATATTGTACAAAGTTGAGTGTGTCATGAAAACAATTTGTTGAAATATAGTATAATGCTTATTATTTTATTAGGTGTGATAGCTTTACTTTTTATGTTTAAAGATAGACCCATTGATAATCAAGTGACCATAGACGGATACAAGACTCATTATTTCTCACCAGAATCTAAAAAACTTTTTGATCAGTTACCATCCAATAATTCAAAGAGAGAATTTGCCATCATGGAGGATCTCTTTAACAAGTACGAAAAACTTACAGTTTGTGGGGGTATGTCCCACCTCAGATTGGCCACGGAGTTGGATCAACAGATGAAGGAAAGGTTCAGAGGGTGGAATCTGAGCTACCACCAAAGGGTTCTGAATCAGATTGCTCAGCCATCGAAAAATCTTGATCCAAACCTAAGATGTTGAGCAGGGTACAAATCAGGGTCTTGTGTCTACAGGGCTCCATCTCCTTCCAATTTTCCAATATGTATTGGATGAGTCCGTTGTCGTCATACTCTCTGTGATCCTCCAACCACTTTTTGGGATCCTCCGCCTCGTCAAAGCCAGGCTTCCACATGTATCCCACCTCCAAATCAGACATGGTACCATCCGGTCCGCGGTGCTTCCGTATGTAGTCAGCTATCACGTAAATCACAGCGTCCAGAAATTCCTCTCGGGCCATTTCCATCCATGAATTTTCTTTCGTTCCCCACGTTGTCGTGTCATCATCCACACGGACACCGTGGCCGTATTTCTCCTTGCCCATTGCCATTCTAGCCAATATTTCCTTCATGGTTTGTATATTTTTTTAACGGTTTTTGTTTTTAAGTTGTTTGGCCAGATTCATGAAATAGTTGAAATTTTTATCGTTTTCGGTATTCGCTTTGCCTTGGATGGCCTTACAGATCTCGTCCTTCGTACCATCGTCCAAAACCTGTCCGCGCACACCCAATTCCTTGGCGTACTTTACCAGTGTTGATCGCTTGTAAGAACTACACAGTCTTCCTCCCAATCTGAGCTTCTTGTCTCGCCCCGTCACGGGGAGGGCGTTACCCACATTCTGCTTTTTGGTCGCGAGGTTTTTATTCTGTACGTACTTGGCTATCATATCACAAAGTATCGGTTTGGTAACCTTTTGGGGGAGCGCAATGCCGAGTCTGAGAGCCATGTCAACCAGCGACACCTTGGTGAAGCGCATGCACTGTCTCGAACCAATCTTGAATCCCAACTCCTTGTTCATCTCGAATCTGAGGTTAGTGGGCGCCTTACGACCCACGTTCGCGGGCTTCTGGTTCGTGTTCAACCCTATGCCGAATATTCTCCTAACGTCATCTGGAACCTTCACGTTGGCTCTGCGATATCTCTCGGCCACCTTGTTGCGCAGGTACTCCGCGCGCTTGGGGATCTTGTAGCAGCACGGTTGGCCTTGGGGATTGGGGCGAACGTAATATCCGTTTCCTTGGGGACACTTACCCTGATAACTGTAGGGAACCGGACGGCTATCCTTGGGGCACGTGGTGCCTCTGCGGGTGACGTTGGGCGCGGGCTTGTTGTTGGCTCTCCGGGCAATCTTACTTGGTTTGGGGGACGGAATCACGTTTCTCCTAGTGGGCGTGAGTAAACCGGCAATCTTTAAAAAGTTGACGAAACGCCTCACGACTGGTAGGCGCTTAGCCGGCGCCTCGGTGCCCTCTATGACCAACGATCCCTTCTCGGTCAGCAGGATGGTGAACTTGTTTCCAAAGTTTACATAAAGGAAGGGACTGTCCTTCTTCTGCTTGGCCAAGAATACGTTTCTAGAGGGCTCGTAAGTACTCTTTAAAACGTAACCGTCAAACTTGGCCAGACCTTCCCCCACGTCCAACAGCGAGTGAAGCTGGGCCACGTCAACCTTGGCGCCCAGTTTGATCTCCGAAGTCACGTTATTTATCTTGATTGGCTTGTCCGAAAGTTTGAGGTTCACAATCTTTTCGATGTAACGCACCAGCGACAGTGGCTCGTTGGGCGAACCGTCGATGTAACCACCAGAAAAACGCACCCGACCAGTGTTGTAGATGTTGAAACTGGCACCCTGAACCGTGCGACCCTTCTTTATCTTAACAATAAACTCCAAAGATGACAACTTATTGTTACTTACGTTGGCAGTCTTGCGCCCTCCGTACTCTTTGTTGAACTCGAAAGCCTTCTTGAACTTGCCGTATCTGGTGGACATCTTGAGAGCCTTGAAGGTAAACACATCAACCTGCTCCTCCTCGAAGCCATTGGCAACCACATAGTCTCTGAGTTTTCCGATGTTTAAGGTTTTTCCGTAGTCCAAGGTGGCGTTGTACATTCCCAGATAAAGATCATCTGTCTGTCTAAGGTTGAAATTTTCTGGTTTAAATTCGTCCCTCTTGTACTCAGTAGCCAAATTTCTGGCGTTAGCGATCGTCAAGTCCGTGATGGCGGCAATCTGATCCAAATAAGTTCTAGATGGCAACTGTATACCGCCACTCGTGGCTATAGCATACGCCCTCAAAAGAGGACGTACAAGTTCTTCATCGTTTCCTAAATTCATTTCTTACTTTCATATAATATTTTTTTAGTAATCATCACCAAATTGTAGCGTCTCCTCGATCACGTCCACACCAAAAATCATGGGCTGCGCGGGGAAAGCGCGCCCCTTGTAGGTCTTGGCCTCCGTGCGCACCTCGATACCACGCGAACTGAAAGGACCCGCGTAGAAATCTGGATTGAACTTTGGCTTTCCAAGGTTGTTTTCTTGGCAGTGTTGGTTGAAGTTCTGTATGAATATCTTTTGGGGACAGAACTGATCGGGACCGAATCGAATCTTCTCGGAGGCCAAGAAGTTCTGGAGACTGTTGGTCACCATCGCCACCTGATTCTGGATCGTCTTGAAATACGGAGGCACCACGTTCCAAATATCCTGGTCACTGTACTTCTGCGCGTAGTCCAGATAGCCCCTCACACACTTTTGAAGAATCACAGGAAGCTCTTGATCCAACTTTTGGTCCAAGTGGGGATCGGCCTCCATGACCTGCTTGCTAAAGTTCCAAGGCAATATGCGCCGAAGGACAGAACCAGAATTGTCCTTCCAATTAGGAATCTCATTGCCTCCCAAAATTCCAGGAGTTTTCCACTCCACGGACTTGGCGTTCTCATACTTTCGAGCAACGGAAACATCTTCACCAGACACCAGAGACTGAAACTCAGCCTGCTCCAAACAAAGATCGCCCTTAACCTCGGGAGCAATGAACATGAAACCATCATAGATTGAGGACAAACCAAACTTTCTCTCGATATTGTTAGAAAGGGTCCGAACATCCTCAGACTCGTAAAACTTTTTAAAAACCTTGGTGATCAGAGTGGACTTACCAGACCGAGCAATACCCTTGAGGAAGGGAATGATCTGCCAAGAATCTACGTCACCCACATCATAACAGAGCTTTCCACCCATCACATACATCCACCGACAAACCTCATCCGGGAACCTTTGGTAGTCCATGATGCTCTGGAAATGAGGCGTTGGAATGTCCCACCAGTCTTCGATGTGCTCCTGAGACTCAAACTCCTTGTCAAAATATTTGGCAGCCACAATGTTAGCGGGGAGGGTCAGATAGTCCTTGCTCTCGTAGGCATAAAACTTTGAAATGTACCTCTTTCCCTCAGAGTTCCAATCCTTTCCGATGAAGATACCATTGTTGAATGACCACACGTGACGATTCTTTTCAATCTGTGGAAACTGTGTGTCCTTACATTCATTCAGATACTTTGCGGAGTCACGGGCGTTACCACTCTTGGCGGTGAGATTTAACCACAAGTTACGATTGAAATCTTTTTGGCACGCATCATACACAAAGTCAGAAATACTCATATCAGGCTTCCAGGCGCGGGTGTTATGCCCAGAGGGGGTCTTGATCTGAGAGCAACACTGACCCTTGTACCTACGGTACTTACGATCATATATTTCATTCAAAAGTTCCAGAAGCAAATTCTGAAAGGGTGAAAGTTCCTCATCGGTGTTCGTCTCAGGACTGGCGGCACACGGATCGTCCGATATTATGGTGGGGAAGGTTCGGGCCTCGTACTGCCTGGCAATGTTGCGAGCAGTTTCGAAAAACCACCGCTCAATGTTCAGGAGACGATTGATCCTAAATGATATAGTAAATGTATTTCCGTTGATGTCCTCGTGCTCGTTCGTGTCCACCGACAGAGACTTCGCCCTGTTCAATACCTCAGCAATAGTAGTTCGCATACGATTGTGCTTTCCAACAAGAGCGGGTGGGTCAAACTCCAAAGGGAAACCGTCGCTGCTCTTTTCTTCATTCTTGTAAAACAGATTGACCCAGTGAGTCACTCCAATAGACTGATCACCACGGTTACCAAATGCCATGTAATTCTCGAGTTGGGTTATAAAAGTCAGAAGTTGATCCTCATTGGCAATGTTCTGAACTTGTGACTTATTTGATTCCAACTGAGCAGCCGCCTGATCAGCATTTTGGTCGATGTAGTGAACGTCGTTCATTTGTTTAGTTAGTAAATATACGATATATTTTTTTAAGCAGTTTTGGTGAAATGAGAAAGCAACTTGACCAGGATCTTGTTCTGGGTCTCAATCAATTTGTTCATTTTATCCATGTGCTCTCCGATCGTCACCAGAGCGGTACAGACATTGTCACCCTCCTCCGTGGTGAACATAGAGGCCATCATGGCCCCGACATCCATGCCTTCCTCGTAATCCTCGTCCTCCTCGTCCTCCTCAAGCTCCATCTCCTCTTCGGGCTCGGGAACAGGCTCAGGAAACGCTTTCTTAGGTGCCATCTTTACTATAGACCCACAAAAAAGTACGTGTACTGTGACGCATTTTTTTCTTGGTATATAGTAAACAATGGCTGGTGGTCTCATGCAATTAGTCGCCTACGGCGCTCAGGACGTTTACCTCACGGGGAACCCCAAGGTTACCTTCTTCCAGGCGGTCTACAAGCGCCACACGAACTTCGCGATGGAAACTATCGAACAGACCGTGAACGGCACGGCGGCCAGCAGCGGCCGCGTCTCTGTGACCGTGGCCCGCAACGGTGATCTCGTGGGTGAGATGTTTGTGGAGGTTAAGCCCAACACCCCTATCGAAGATAGCGCCTGGGTTGCTCATCGTGTAATCAGCGATGTGGAACTTTCCATTGGTGGCCAGCGCATGGATAAGCACTACCAGAAGTGGTGGGCTTTTTACTATAATCTTTGGTTAGATGCTGATAAGCGTATATCTTGGGGTCAGATGACCTCCTCCCCATCTGGAGGATATTCTGTGTATCTTCCTCTCATATTCTTCTTTAATAGAAATCCTGGACTTTATTTACCATTGATCGCACTTCAGTACCATGAGGTTCGTTTAGATTTTGATCTTTCATCTGAATTTGAGGCTATTACCGATAAGTCTACCTTCAAGGTATGGGCCAATTATGTTTATTTAGACACAGAAGAGCGCCGTCGTTTTGCCCAGGGCGCCCACGAGTACCTCATAGAGCAGGTTCAGCACACGGGTGAATTTGGTGTTGCTAATAACCAGACAACTAACGTTCGTCTCACGTATAATCATCCCGTAAAGCAGTTGGTATGGGGGTTCCAGAATTCTGTTGCTACCGCTAATGTAGCACAATTTAACTTTACGAGTGCTACACTAACAAGTGATATCAACACTCAACAGGCTACTTGCCCACTTCCGTTCGGAACACCTATTCTTTACTCTGCAGGCTGTGACGAAGAGGATGATGGCCCTCTTTCCACCTTCAAGCTCATCCTCAACGGCCAGGACCGCTTCAAGGAGCAAACTGGTAAGTATTTCAACCAGGTTCAGCCCTTCTATCACTGTAACGGCCCCGCGCTTCCAGGTATTTACTCCTACTCTTTCGCACTTAAGCCATGTGAGCATCAGCCCACGGGTACCTGTAACTTCTCGCGCATCGACAACGCACAGGCGGCGATCACTCTTAAGAACTCCTCCATCAACACGACGCTCGCTATGTTCGCGGTGAACTACAACGTCCTCCGCATCCAGTCCGGTATGGGTGGCCTTGCCTTCTCGAACTAAATGTGCGTCTCTTTATTAAAAACTTACAAAAATCCAAAATTTTACAGCGCCCAAACACTGTAAATTTTTGCCGAAAAAAAAATCTTGGTGTATAATAAAACAATGGCTGGTGGTCTCATGCAACTTGTCGCTTACGGTGCCCAGGATGTGTTCCTTACGGGCAACCCCAAGGTTACTTTCTTCCAGGCGGTCTACAAGCGCCACACGAACTTCGCGATGGAGAACATCGAGCAGACTATCAACGGCACCGCGGGTGACGGTGGTCGCATCTCCGTGACCATTGCCCGCAACGGTGATCTCGTGGGTGAGATGTACATGGAGCTCACGTGCAAAACTGATCTCAAATCCAGATCTATCGGTAACTCCTTCGACGGGTGCTGGGTGGCCGAGCGTGCCATTGAGGACGTTGAGCTTTCCATCGGTGGTCAGCGCATCGACAAGCACTACCAGCGCTGGTGGCGTCTCTACTCCGAGCTTTACCTCGACGAGGCCAAGAAGGTCAACTGGGGTAAGCTCACCACCAACGCCACTGGTACGGCCACTCCGGTGTATCTTCCCCTCATCTTCTTCTTTAACAGAAATCCCGGACTTTATTTACCATTGATCGCACTTCAGTACCATGAGGTTCGTTTAGATTTCGATCTCTCCAGCTCGTTCTCTAAGTTCTTCGGCTCTACCGTTAAGGTCTGGGCTAACTATATTTACCTCGATACCGAGGAGCGCCGCCGCTTTGCCCAGAAGGGTAACGAGTACCTCATCGAGCAGGTTCAGCACACTGGCACCGACGCGGTTGATGTCAAGTCCACGGGTGGTGTGGCCACCAAGCAGGTTCGCCTCTCCTACAACCACCCCGTTAAGGAGCTTGTGTGGTGCTTCACTGGTTCCAACTCCAACGCCGCCCTCTGGAACTTCACTTCCAACGTCGGCACGGACAGTTCGGTCATTCTCGAGGCTGATCCCAGTGCCACGGCCGACGTGTGCCTTGTGCCCACCACTTGGGGTACGGGTTGCCCCATGTACCTCGGTGGCGAGGTGGACGGTTCCCTGTGCCAGTGGGTTGAGGAGTCCGTTGTGGCTGCCGATCGCTCCGTGGGTCCTCTTGACCACTTCAAGCTCATCCTCAACGGCCAGGACCGCTTCAAGGAGCAGTCCGGCAAGTACTTCAACCAAATCCAGCCCCACTGCCACCACTCTGGCACGCCCTACCCAGGTATTTACTCTTACTCCTTCGCGCTCAAGCCCGAGGAGCACCAGCCGACGGGCACCTGCAACTTCTCGCGCATTGATAACGCCCAGGTGGAGGTTAAGATGAAGGAGAACGGATTCTCTACGACCGACAACGCCACGCTCAACATGTTCGCCGTGAACTACAACGTCCTCCGCATCCAGTCTGGTATGGGCGGCCTTGCCTTCTCCAATTAAGTTCTAAAATATTCTTAAAATGAATTAGAGACTATATCTTATAAGTGGGTAATGAATACCCCACCATTAAGATATATCTATATGAACTCTGATTATACTCAGTGGGACATAGAACCTTTTGAGGATACTGAATACAGAATAAAGGTTAATGAGGATGAGATGGATGAAGTGTGTGAACTAGGAACAATTCCTACCGAACTTGATAATTTTAAAAAAAGAAAAAGGATGTATGTTTTAAGTTTAGAAGAAGAAGTATACCTAAAAGGAACAGAGGCTTCTTTTTATATTTAAAAAGATTCCCTCTTTTTAAAATGGGGTTGAGCACTGTTGTGATGGTCTACGGGGCATGTCTCTACATGTTTCCCACGCTTACTCTGGCGACCACGGTAGGCACAGTATCGTTCGTGGGATCACGGATAGTAATGCCAATTATATTCCGCAAAAAGAATAAATGAAGACTGGTGACATAGTACTTTATAAACAATCCAAAACTTTCACCAGGTGGTGGTTGATTGATAAAATAATCACAACGTTCACTGGATCGTCGTGGGTTCACGTGGGTTTTGTGATTAAGGATCCCAAGTGGTTGGGTATCAAGGGAACCTATCTGATGGAGTCCGCGTGGACAGGTATTGGCGACGTAACAGACGGCAGAAAACATTTTGGTGTACAGTTGGTACCTTTGGCCGAAAGGATCATACCAGGAAGTACCTACTATAGAGAATATATAGGAGATGATATATGTCACACTAAATTGGAAAAGATTTTTAATGAGTTGAAGGATAAACCATATGATATTAATCCAATCGATTGGGTAGAAGCCTACATAGGGTACGATCCGTCTCCACAGAGAGAAAACAGTTTTTGGTGTAGTTCTTTGGTGGCATGTATTCTCACAAAATTAGAAATATTGGACGAGGATACAGATTGGACACTGGTCGTTCCCGAGTTTTTCTCTAATAAAAAATTACCCCATTATACTTGTATAGATGGATATCGAAGCGATTATGAAAAAGTATCCCGACAGGGTACCAGTGTACGTGAGGAAGTCACCCACGTGTAAAAGTGATCTTAACGACCTAGAGAAACACAAGTATCTCATTCCTAACGACATGACAATGGGAAACTTTCTCTGTGTCATCAGAAAACATATAAAAATTAGTTCCAAACAGGCTATATTTATTTTTGTGGCCAAGAAAAGTGTATTGGTTCCGAATTCATCAATGTTTGGCGAGTTGTACAAAAGTCACAAAGAGGACGATCACTTGCTCCACTTGGACTACACCAGCGAAAATACTTTTGGTTAAAGTTTTGATTTGTTAGTATTGTAAATATCATGAATCTGTACACAGACGGAAGCTGTTTGGGCAATCCAGGGGTGGGAGGATGGGCGGCCATCTGTGTGTCCCCCGAAAATAATGTATTTTTTAAGGTTTTTGGGGGAGACTCTCACACCACAAATAACATCATGGAACTCACGGCTGTTATTAGGGGTCTTGAAAGGTACGGAGGCGGTCCCGTGAAGGTCTACACTGATAGCAAATACGTGATGGACGGCATAACCAAATGGATCAAAGGGTGGAAAAAGAACGGTTGGAAAACCTCCACCGGGGGCAGTGTCAAGAATCGTTTACTTTGGGAAAAGTTGGACAAGTTGGTCACGGAGTTTGTCACCTTCGAGTGGGTCAAAGCTCACAACGGAGACATGTGGAACGAAGAGGTGGACACATTGGCTCGAAAATGCGCTCAATTATTTTAGTACTTGTTCAAGTCGTCATCACCTTTGTGGAGGTACTGACCATTTAAAAGTATATACGCAATAATAAACATTTTTGTTTCATAAAGTTTATTCATTCTGTATCCTAGATACAAAGTATTTATATATATTATCGTGTGAGTTATAAGAAGCCACGTATATCTATCAATACCGAGCATTTCAGAAGTTGTATCCTTTTTTATATTAATAGTTGGATCAACCTTTTTTTGTAAATCCCACAAAACGCATCTGCCTGTCAAAAGCCACGATAACATGACACCAATCTGAAAAACAAAAGCGCCCTTTATAAATCTTTTTGGTAATAAACTAGATGCTACTAACATAATAATTATAATCCAATGAATAACTTTTAATATGAACATGATTTATCACTATAAATATAATATAGAAATAAAATTGAAAATCCAATGGTATATAATATATTTTTAATTTTTGGAAAAAGTAAAATTAAAAGTAAAATTAAAAAAATGAAAGTGTTTACAAAAAATTGAAAATATTCTTTGAAAAGTCTTTTCCATCTACCTTTTGTTGTTCCTGGTAGAGACACAAAAATTCCTTTTGGATTTGAATCTTTAGATGATGTATTTTGAAAAATTATACAATCTTCATCAATCTTTAACCGGTCAGTTTTTTTACACATTTTGTTTAATTTAACCTGATCATCATTACATGATATTGATAACATATTGTCTAATAAAACCTTTAAACTTTTGACCTTTCCCATGTACATTCCAGAATTTGCGGTTATATTATTCAAACATGTTCCAAATATTTGTTTGTTTGGATTATAATCCTTTGAAACTAATATATCACAATCCATATTGTTAAATAGTTCTTCGGTGTGAGAGGGATCTTTATTTATATAAGAGTCCCAACCATCCATAAACACTAAAATATCATTATCATCCAATGTGTCTAGATGTTCTCTGACACCTTTTATTTTATCAGAAAATCCTTTCCATGGCTTACCCCACCCCAACACGGTCACATTTGTACCGAAGGGGTTGTTTATTAACTTTTCAAACGTTCCTTGTGAATGTGTGGCATATGTAACTATGTGTAACATTTGTTATATATTAACATTATAATTATTTTTCAGTAAAACCCCCACCAAAACATCTTCCGGGACTATGATCTTTTCCAACATTTCTAGGGCGCATATTAGGACCGTCTCCTAAATTATTTATATACCAGTTATTTCCATTCCATACTAACTGAAACGATTGACCATTAAATGGTTCGAGATCATCACCTTCTGGAAAAGTATAACATGTGCGACCTTTTATTCCACTGTGCGCAAAAATACGGATTAGACCACCTTTAGGAATTTTAACATTTTCTAATTTTTTTACATACATCACTTGATTAAAAGGTTGCTCATCGTCAACTGGAGCAGGTTTTCCATTCGCGTCTAAAAACACCACACTTATTGGTGAATCTCTTTGTTCAAAATTTATAGATGGAAAATAATAATATTCTCTCTTTAAAGGTAAATATCCTCCTGATATGTCACCCCACGAAATACCTTTAGGGGGAGTGTGTTTACTTTTACATTGAATATCCCAATTGGCTATTTGCCCATCCGGGCCAGTGATTTCGACCCTTTCGCATCCCTCTTTCCAGTTGATACAATCGCTAGGTTTAGTGGCCCATCTTGGACACGTTAGAGCTGGACATTCTTTACAACCGGGTTCCTGGCTACCCCACGGGGAAAACTGAAAAGATTGGCTCTCAAACGACCTTTCGCATTTATTAGTTTTTGGGTTAACTATATATTGATACAAATTTTGGTTTCCACAACCACCCCAAGGATTAGTCGGTGTAGCGGGATTAGCATAAAGTACACCATCTTTTTCATAAACATTTCCCATTACATATTTTAAAATATCGTTTTTTTCTTGACCCATTTTGTCACCTTCTCCGACACCGAAAACGGAACACAACACGTCTTCAGGATTTTTAGGATCTAATTCACAAGGTGGATTGGCGTCTTTACGCCCACACGTGTTAACACAACTTCCTACAACGCACCCATCATTCGTGGAATTGGGTATGTACTTGACGTTACCTTTCTGTAAACATTCTGTTACGTAATATTTTCCATCGACACACTGAGTGTTTGGACCAGCAAAATCTGGTTTTTTATCCGGACAAGGTTTTGTAATAGGTATACATTTATTGAGTTCATTACTGTAGGTATAATTGTCTTTACAACCATCGAATTCGCAAATTCTGGTCTCCCCGTCTGGGTACACATATGTAATTTTCCAATTTGCGTTTGGATCTGGGTACCCAGAATATTTATCACCTGGTTTTTGTCCGTATGCTCCCGTGTCACAAGCGGATCCCGTGTCTGTTCCGACGCAAAAACTACCGTCCTCGGAAGGTTTAAAACCGTCTTTACACGAATCTAGGGCACAACCTAAAACACTTGAAATTTCTATTTGTTTGTATTTTAAAGAATTATTGACTGGCTTTAGGGATTCACTGTGAATAACACCACCCCATGCCTGTGGGTACGGAAGATTTCCCTGGGCGTCTAATTCGCAACCTGTCCCGGAACCGGAACCAGATGGTTCATTTGGTTTTTCTTTACACACCCATTTTTTATTCTTATAATCACAATAATTAATAATTTTTCCTTGGCAAGCACTAGAAGAGTCTCCACATACCTCGGACACCGGTTTACAGACAGGATCAC